AATCGAGGTTCATTGGAATCTGATAGCACCATACGCCATCGCTGTCAATAAGCTGATTTCCTTGAATCTGATACTCCTCGACCAATCCATCTTGTGTCTTACGAATCATTTCGATTGTACCTTCACCAGCAATCAATTGGTCGTTCATACCATTATTAATATCCACTGCGCACTTGTGGCCGATTGCATTACCGTCATTGTCAGATATAATAGAACCCATGAACACACAAGTAGGCTCGAACTTATACTGAATCTGTACATCACAACGAGTTATTGCGGCAATGCCATTATCGGCATCGCCCCAAAATGGGTATACGAATACGCTCTTATTCTGAGAGAATAGCTGTGCTAGACCATCCAAATTAGTGCTCTGCTTGAACTGATTTGGATTGTCGAACATTGATAGGTTATAACCTTTATATTCAAAGTCACGAGGTTTCTGTGACAATATGCCGATGTCTGATAGGTCAATGTCAACGTGTACTTGCTGATTACCACTTGGTACACCGAATATCATATAGTCACCTGCGTTATTGGTTACAGTTGTGTATTTCCAATATTTCTCATAAATCTCAACTTGTATGTCATTATCAAGTAAAAGCCTCTTGTTAGGGAATGTACCAACGATTCTGTAACAATCATCATTACTATAATCTGGCAACAAGTTATATCTTCTTCCTTCACTATCCCTACTAGTTATCTCACTATACGGATATATATTCTCTATGTCTACTGGGTCATTGGTATCCCTCTCAATGAACACAGAGATTTTTGCATTTGGAATACCAAACGCATCATTAGCAAGAACCCTTCCAATTATAACGCCATAATTGGAAGAGTGCAATTTGTAAGCATCTTTCTGCCCTAGCTTCATTGTCAACACCTCAAGAAAATCGTAATCTTGCTGCATGTTGACGTTCAAGACAGTATCGCTTGCAATATTTGTGTGTATTCTATAGTTTCTATCCATTTCTTACTTTTCTAGGGTGTATTAAAAACTTTGGTAATTTAATCATTTTATTCTTCATGAAAAATGCTTTAAATATTCCTACGACAACGATAATTGGTACGATTACAAGAGACATTAATATAGAAAGTATAAAGAGTATATATTTTAAACCCACTCTTTTGGCTTTCATAGCGAATGTCTCTTTTTGTTCAACCCCATATTTTTCTCCAATTTTTTTTACAGTTTTACATCCGCATCCCATAACATTATATATTTAATTTTATCTTAACTTAACTCTCATCTGAATATCGATAGAAGGTTGCTTTATCTCATACATTGAATTGTAGTCTGCGTATAAAACACGGTCTACCGCATCTAGGTCAATTTCCTCAACTTGTGCTGTAGAATCCTTCAAGACAAAAGCCATATCCTCAACAATGTCACATGCTCTAGCACTAGACTTAGCTGGCAATGGGCACTTATCTGGTGAATATCCACCATACCAAATCTTATATGCCTTTAATGAAATAAGGCTTAAAACGCCATCTTCCAATGTGATTTCCTTTTCCAAGTCACCCACAAAGATGTCCTCGCCCATGTCGCGCCTATTAACGTCAAAATAATTCTTAACCTTATTGATTACATTTGATACCACATCGGCAGCGTTATAGTTCTTATCAATGAACACATCAATCGTCAAACCGATATTGTATATTCTACCACTCTTAATCTCTATGTAATCATTAATCTGCTTATAATGAGACATATACTCGATTACATTCTCAACCAATGTCTGTGGCAATGCAGAATCAAGCTGTCCTTCAGAATTAAGGCCAAGGAAATCCATTTCAATCTTATTGTTGGTTTCCAATACGCAATTTCTGAATGGAGCACCGTACTTAGGTGGCATCTGCATCAATTTAACCTTATAGTCCTTCACTGTCACTGCACGGTTCTGTGCGGCAGTGTTGTATTTCATAAGATACTTAATCTCTTCGGTAGAAGGCTCATCCTTACCTGCAACGGCTGTAGATGAATTTGTAACCTTAAATGAGCCAATCACATTACCTCTTGTAAGTCCATCGGTATTCTCGATGTTTCCACCCCAATCAATGTTTGCAAGGGTGATTTTATTGATAGCACCAGGTCCAAGGTTTGTTGAAGTACCACCTCCAACACGGTATAATACATACATTGTCCAACCTTCCTTTGGAAGAATACCCAACATATCATTGTTAATCATTTTTGAGGCGATATAATCACCATATGTTGTTTGAGAGCTTGGAAGCTGCTCATAGGTATTTCCAGCTCCGAAGATAATCTTCATATAGCCATTATCTGTGAATTCTGTAATGAATTTTTGAGTCAATGGTTTCCATTTACCAACGTAATATCTTGTTGTCCTTGTTGAAGCTGATACTATACCATTATTAGTATCACCAGTACTACTATCTGTTGAACTACCTCCTTCGGTATAGTCCTCATACTTATGAGGGTTATAGATGTCTTGGATTACATATTGGTCAATATTGGCATCACTACCGAATCTCCATTGGTCTGCAAGTGAATCACACTCGAAGAATCTATAGGTCATGACAGCATCCTTAGATAGCCTATACTCCTCTGCATCAATGAAATACTCATAAATGCTAGGTGCTGTAGAGTAATCTGAGGTTTCCTTGAAGATTATTGATTCAATTTCCATTACATTCTCTTCTGGAAGTACAATCTCCATAAATGGCTTCAAATCTGCTGAATTGATAACCTTACGATATACCTTACTGTTACCATTGATAACAACGGTAGACTTGGTTATGGTGTAGCCAGTAATCTTGCCATTACCATCCCTAGCTGGAACAATCTTTCTATTCGAATATCCGTCACTATTGAACTGTTCGCCAAAGTTAACATCCTCAGTAAGTTGATAGTTGTAATTACCTGCTGAAACAATACTAGTTTGCTGTAATATTGGGGCATAATTCCAATCTGGCAAACCAATATTTGCATTCTCACCACCAGTGTTTGGCGGCAAGACACAACTTATCTCAACCTCGCAGAGTGATGATTTACGTCCAGGTATCTTTAAACCATTGGTTCTAGCCATATTAAGAACGGTGCTCTTAAGATTAGCACTGTCTATATTGGTTTCTTGATACATTCTATCAGTATGATAGGAAAGGTCATCACCAACTGCTGAAACAAGGTCGATAAACCATGCTCCAACACTTGAATCATTAAAATCATCCGCTAACTCTGGATAATACTTATTACTAAATTTAATTAACTCATCCTTAATTGATGAGAAGTCCCTTGAGAGATAATTAATCTTTTTTTCCATCTTTATATCTGTACTACTACGCTGTCATTAGTAACCTTATTGCCCTCGATAACGCTATAATCCAATCTAACGTATATCTCATGCTCATCTTGTTCGTTTTTAACCACTTGTATGTCATTAAGCTTGATATTGGTTGCCCACCTATTGACGGATTCAGACACTTCAGTCTTTACAGCTTCCCAGCTTGTCCCATCGCTCTGCTCGAATATATACTTAATCAAATCCGTTCCAAACTCTGGATTTCTTAGTCTTTGTCCCTTCGGTGTGAACACAATATGCATTAATTGACTTCTAACCTTCTCAGCAGTGTTGTTATTGGCATCTACAAAGAAATGTTGAAAGTCATCCCTACGAAATGGATATTTTATACCGAAATATTGCTTCTTAGCCATGTTATTTTTATTTGTTAATAAGTATATAAAAAATAGCTTTTTGCTAAAAAAAATAAACAAAAAAAAAGCAAGAGTAACTCGTACTCTCGCTCTTACAAAAACTAAATTAAACAAATGACCACTAATTTAAAATTGTGTCGATATTTTCCTTTATGAAATTGGTGAAATACGTCTTGTGCTTATAGTATGTCTTAGCAAGACTGCGTTTCTGCTTAAGTGTTAACGTCTTATACTTCTTCCATTTCTCACATTTACCAAGACAATAATCCCATTTGTCTTGATACCTATAAGCCTCTAACTCAAATGGCATGAACTTATATGGCGCATATAAATTCACCAATATAAGTGGGAAATTACATATCCATTGCCAAATGTACTTCATGTAATAAATAAACCAAGAGTCCTTTGTGCTCTCAGCTTGCCTAACGTGTATTGTCTCATGACTCTCAAGCTGGCTGTCTATCTTCTCACTCTCGTTGATTTTATCTGCTCTAGCCCTTGAAGAACAATAAACAACCCCACATAACGTTATTGCTTCAAAATTAGGCAATAAAAACCAAGCCTTTTTGCCTGATACTGATTTGATTTTACTAGGTTTCATAGTTATAACATTTACTATAAATATCAAGAGGATTTGGTTTTCTTCCAAAATAGATGTGTTATATCATCAAACTTTATTTCTTTTACGTCACCAATTTTATTATGGGTTAACTTAAATAATTTCTGATTCGTAGTTTCCTTATCCAAGCTACCAAACTCCTCGTCATAATGTCCTAATTTGATATAATCAAACCAATCAAAATTGATATTCTTGTAATATTCATCCATTCCACTGTACCAACCAACTTTGAGTTTCTTTATCTCGTGTACATATTCAGCTAGCACTCCTACCGTCTCTGGGGCTGCATCACCGCCCATAAAGCATACACAAGTCACCCCATCGTGTTTCTCAAGCAACGTATCAAGTTCCTCTATTGTCAGTTCTGTGCCGACATCTTCCCAAAGGAACTTTGAATGGCATCCCTTACAGTGACAAGGACAATTTGTTATATTAATCGCCAACGTAATCTCATTTGGTATCTCTTCGAATACCACCATTGCATTATAATACTTCATCATTCTTAATATAAAGTCCACACTCGCATTTATTTTTCATTGTGTAATCAGTACAAGGGCAATGCAA